TCCGCCATCGCGCGGGCGTCGAGGGGGAGGCGCTCGACATCCGCTTCGGTCACCGCTTCGCCGCCGCCGCGCAGCAAGGCCGTCAGGATCCGCACCAGATCCTTCGCCGACGGCCGCGCGAGCCGGTGGTCCAACATGGATAGATCTTCCAGTCCTAATGCGTGCTCGATCTCGGCCAATGCGCCTAGCGTGAGGCACAGCGTGTAATCGCGGCCATAGAGGCTCATCCGCGCCTCGCCGCGCGCCGCATTGATCATGGGCTGATTTCCTTCTTTTGAGGGAAGTCCCCCCTCCGTCCGCGTTCCGCGGACACCTCCCCCGCAAGCGGTGGAGGAAAGAATTCTTTGCTCCCCCGTTCACGGGGGAGCTGTCCGGCGCAGCGCCCGGCGCAAGCCGGACTGAGGGGGGAACTGCGTCCTTAAATCGCCGCGAACGTCACATCGCCGGCGGAGGCGAGCGTCACTCCAAACGTCACTTCGCCCTTGTATTCGCCGCCATACTCCAATTGCGAAATCGCGAAGAGCCCGGTCAACGTGCCGAAATCGGGAAGCGTGATCTGGAACTCGCGCGTTTCCTGGCCGAAGAAGATCGTCCTGAGCGTCGCGTCGGAGGCTGCGTCTTTGAACACGCCCTGGCCCGACACCGCCGCCGACTTCACGCCCGCGCCCGCCAACAATTCGCGCCATTCATTGGCGCTTTCGGCGTTGGTCACGTCGACCGGATCGGCGTTCAACGTCAGCCGCGTCAAGCGCAATCCCGCCACCGTCGCATAGGTCGCCGGCGCGCCGCTGCCCACTTTGAGCAGAAGCGCCTTTCCCTTTTGGGCCGCCATGATCGTCTCCTATTGTCGCCCTCATCCGGCGCTGACGCGCCACCTTCTCCCGTAAGGACGGGAGAAGGAATATGTCCTTCCCTCTCTCGCATGCGGAGGAGGGGTAAGAAGTCTTTCCGTCTCCCGCTTGCGGGAGAAGGTGGTCCGAAGGACCGGATGAGGGCCTTAAACCTTTTCCAACACCGCCCGAAACCGCGCTTGGCCGCGATAGGCGCCGCCGGGGCTGCGCGTGAACTCCGTGCTTTCGCAGCGCAGATTGATCAGCCGCCACCCCGTCACGCTCAGGCCCGCGTCGTGCAGCACCATCCGTATACGGTCGATTATCTGTTTCGCTTCCTTGCGCCCCGCATAACGCGACCAAACGGACAGGACCACGCGGCATTCGACGCCCTCGAACCCTTGCATGCTCCAATCGGTTTCGCCGCCCTCGCCCACCGTCACGAAGGGATAGACGGGGTTGCGCGGCACGTCGTCGTGTATGCGCGCAGGATCGCCGATCAGCGTTTTCATCGTCGCATCGGCCGACAACGCCGCGACCATCGCCTCTTGCAAGGCCCAATGCGCGCTCATAGAGGATCTCCGTCGTCGGCCTGGACGCGCAGATAGGGTTGGTGCGGCCCCTCGTCCGCGATCCCGCGAAAGTACAGCGCGCGGCCCCGCCACACGGCCCGCATCGCCGCGGTCACGTCCGTCCGCCGGCGGATCGTCAGCTCAAAGACGGTCAGCGCGCGCCGCCCCTCGCTCTCCTCGTCTTCGCCGCGCGGGCGCGCCGCCACCTTGGCCCAGACCGTCGCGACGGGCGTCCAGCTCTGCGCCGCGCCGCCGCCCGTATCCGGCGTGCGCACGCGCTGTTCGATCGCCACGCGCTCCGTCAAGTCTCCAATCATAAGCGCCCCACTCATAGCCGAACGACCCGGAACGGCGCGATCAAGCGCAGCGCCTCGTCCGGCCCCGCGCCCGCATCCTCGCCGCGCCGCTCATAGAGTTGCGCGGTCTTCAACAGAACCGCCTGGCGCAACGCCGCCGGAACGTCGCTGGCCAACGCGCCATAGCCGCACACGATGTCGATCTCGATCCCCATCTGCGCGCGGCCGGGAATGGGCCATGCCGGAACCAGCCGCACCAACCGTTGCGGCTCCGCGCAGAAACTCACGGCGTAGTTCGCGCCGGCCCACACGCTCGCGATCCCGTCCGCCGCGAATGTCCGCACCGCCGTCACCGATTGCACCGGCGGCCGGATCAGCGCGAGCGCCACGTCTTCGGGCCAGGAGTCGAGCGTCATCCGCCAGCTCTGCGAGATCAAGGCGCGTCCCGTCTGGCTCTCCACCCATTCGCGCGCCGCCGCGATCTGCCGCCCGATCATCGCGTCGTCGTCGGAGAGGTCGACGCGCAGATGCGCCTTCGCCTCGGCCAGCGAGACCGGCTCGGCCGCGGGGCCGGTGATCCGGTTGAACATCGCAACGCTCCCTTATTGAAATTTCGGTAACAGGCTGGCGTCGATTTGGTCGAGGCGCTTGACGTCGACGCCCGCCGCCGCCAATGCCGCCAGGTCCTGCGGGCCGATTTGGCCCAGCGGGCTGTGCGGACCGGCTAGGACAGAAATCATGGCATGCGCGCCGCGCGGCAGAACCGCATGCGCGGCCGGGTCGTCCTCGAACAGATAGTGAAACTGCACCTGCCCGTCGTTTTGCGGCACGGTCTCGTCCACGGCCAAGGCGCGCCCCAGCGCCGCCGCATAGACCGTCCGCAACGCCGCCTCCAATACGGCCGGACCGGCGGCCGTCATGTAGTAGATCATGGCGTCCCTCCTATGCCGTCAACGCGGCGCAATCCGCGTTGCTCAGCCGCGTGGGCCACAGTTCGAAACGCTGGAGCCAATGGTTGTTCCCGGTGACGATGAAGGACAATCGCGTGAACGGATTGGCCGGCATCGACAACCCCGCGCTTTGCGTGACCGCCGTTCCTGCGTTCATCCGGTGATAGGACCCGTCGGCGGCGCTGCGCGCATAGACATGCTTTCCGACTTGTCCCGCGCTCAGTCCCGGCGAGATGCTGCTGATCGGTTGCGCGACGGCTCCGACGAAGACCTGCACGCGCGCGCCTGCCGACGCGCCCCCCCGATCGGTCGAGATCGCATTGTTGCTGGTCGCGCCCGCGTCGACCGACCACGGATAGACCGCGCCCGACGCCGCTTCGGCGTTGATCGCCTTGCCCTGCCACAGCGCGGTGAACGCGGCGTTCGAGGTCTCCGCGCCCAGGGTTCGGGTCGCGGCGTCCGCCGCCCGGACGATCAGCGCCGTCGTCGTCGGGATGGGCGAGGATGTGAACGCGGCGCCGTTCTCCAACTGGCACCACATCGCGTCGATTTCGTCGCCGGCGCTCTGCAACCGGAACCCTACTTGCGGGTTGGTCACCGCCAATTGGTTCATCGATTGCAATGTCCAAGCGCCTGTGACGGCGATGGGCGTCCATGTCGCGCCGCCATCGACCGTCATGTCGACGACGCCCGAACCTGTCCGCCGTTTGACATAGGCGCCGAATTGGCGTGTGGCCGCGGCCGACGTGAAACTCTGCAGCGCCGTCGCATTCGCCGCCGTCGCGGTCAGCGTGGACGCGGAATTGGCGGCGCCGTCCGGCCCCGTCGCCGTTTTCGCGGCGGTCATGGACGACTTCGCCCAAACGGCGTTCGTTAGATCGTTGGACCACAAACAAGCGTTCGAACGCTGGTTCTCGATCCGCGCGCCCAACGCCGCGCCGCCCTCGTCCCATTCATAGGCCGGCTGATTGGCAGCGGTCAGCGCGAACAAGCCCGACGCCGTCCGCGTCCATTTCGCGGACGACGTCCAACTCATGAAATCAAGCGCATTCGTTCCCATCGCCGCCGCGCCGCCGGCCGACCGCACATGAAACCTCACTTGCAGGAAGTCGAACGCCAGGCCCTCATGCGGCGCCGGCGCGCCGTTCACGCCGGTCACCCCTATCCCTAAACCCAGCCGCATCGCGTCACCACAACGCGACGATGTTGGCGGCGGTCGTACCCGTCGCCAACACGCGCCGCGCGGCCACCGGCAGGACGACGCCGCCCGGAACGGATTTGAACGTCACGCTCGCCGCATCGCCTTTCAGGATCGCTACGACGTCGCCGCCCGTGCCGACATAGAGCGCGCGCGCGGTGAACGCCAAATCGTTCGTATCGTGCGGCGTCACCGCCGCCGCGTCGATCGCGGGGCTGTCGAGCCCCGCACTATGGGTCGCAAACGTGTCCGGCATCGGCGCCGCTCCTTCTGTGTTGGTTTAGACCGGCGGGTTCGGCGCGGGCGCAACGTGGGGATGCGCCAAGACCGCGACGGCGCAGAGATTGGCCGCGGCGGAATTGTTCGACGGTGTAATCCGTATACGGACGTACCGTCGCGCGCCCTGGTAGCCGATCTTGCGCGTTTCGTCGTCGTCGGCGAAGTTGAACCCCGCCTCCGTGACCGTGCCGATCAGATCGGCGGCGGGCGCGGCCGCGGCGTCGGACAGATTCGGTTGATCGCCGTGCTCGATCGCGACGGCGAAGGTCGCGTCCGCGTCGGCCAGGCTGCCTGTGGCGATCACGAAGGTTAGGCTGTCATAGCCTTGGCGGTCGACGATTTGTCCCACCAGCGCGGTGTTGTCGCTGACGACTTGGGGGCTGATCGCGCGCAAAGGATGGATGCTCGTGACGAGGTCACGCATGGGATGTGTCTCCTGTTGTGTGTGTCGGAACCCTCACCCGGCGCATGCGCGCCACCCTCTCCCGCACGCGGGAGAGGGAAAAAGTGAGCAATGGTGGAATGTTTTCCTTCTCCCGCTTGCGGGAGAAGGTGCCCCGAAGTGGCGGATGAGGGCCTTAGCTCGCCGCGAATCTCAGCGTCTTGATCGCTTCGAAATTCTGCACGCCGCCGCCGACGCGTTTGGTCGTGTAGAACAACACGTATGGTTTCGCGCTATAGGGATCGCGCAGGACCCTGACGCCCGCCCGGTCGACGACCAGATAGCCCTTCTGGAAATCGCCGAACGCGATGGCGTGCGCGTTGGCGGCGATGTCGGGCATGTCCTCGGCCTCATGGACCGGATAGCCCAGCAAGGTCGCCGGTTCGCCGGCGCTCGCCGACGGTTGCCACAAGTAATTCCCGTCGCCGTCCTTCAGCTTGCGCACGCGCGCCTGGACGTTCTTGTTCATCAGCCATTTTCCGTTTGCGCGATAGGCCTGGCGCGGAGCGTAGATCAGATCGATCAAACTGTCGGCCGGGTTCGACGCTGCGAAATCGCCCGCATTGCCCGTCGCCACATAGCCGATCCGGCCCCAGCTCCACGATCCGTTCGCTACGAAGGGATAGGTCAGCATTCCGCGCGGGCGGTTGACGCCGTCGCCGGTCACGAACGCCGCGCCCTCTTGCTCGGCGAATTCGGTCTGCACCTCCTCCGCCAGCCATTGTTCGACGTTGACATAGGCGTCGTCGAGCAACGACTGCGTCGCGGCCGGCATGGCGTAGAGCTCCATCGCCGGGAACTCGATCACGCTCATCGTGGGCGTGGCGGTTTCCGGGCGGCTTTGCGTTTCGCCGGCCCAGCCCGCGCTTGCGCCGTTCGACGCGATCGGCTTTTTGAAGCTCGCCGCGCCGATCTGGCGCGCGCTGGCGATCGCGCGGATGGGCGACACGCGGGCGAGCGATTTGTCGATCATGCTTTCGATTTCGGGCGGCACGACATAGCCGCCGTCGGGCCCCACCTGGCCGGTCAGGCTTTTAAGCTCGATCCGGCTGATCGCGCTTTGATCGCCTTTGCGCATATAGGCGTCCCAGGCCGCTTTATGCTCCGTTTCCGGGCCTGTCTTCGTCGCGCCGTCGAGCATCGGACGGTTTTTGGCCAGCGCCATTTCGTCCAGAGCTGCTTTCTGCTGATCCAGCGCGCGGCCGATCCTGTCGACCTTTTCGGCGGTCACCGCGTCGGCGCTTAGGCGCCGTTCGATTTGGCCAATGCGCTCGTCGTTGGCCTGTTTGAACTCCTGCCAAATCTCCATCAAGGCGTCGCCGCCCCCGCGCCCGGCCTTCACTTCCAGGCTCGCCGTCTCGTCCATGTGTCGCTTTCCTTTCGTTCAGCCTTCAGGGGCGTTTTGAACAGGTCTTCCGCGCGCGTTTTCACGCCCGTTACGCGCGCGCCGTCCAACATGGGAAAGGTCACGACGGACACTTCCCATAAATCGATTTCCTTCAGGGTCCGGACCGTTTGGCCCGGCGCCCGCTCCGCCTTCACCGTGCGATAGCCGATGCTCAAACCGTCCAGCGCGCCGCCGCGCATCAGGCTCAAGACCTCTCTCGCGCGGGCGACCTCGGTCAGCAGCCGTCCGCGCACGAACAATCCGCGGACGTCCTCCTTGATCAGCGTCCAGACGCCTATGGGCTCCGCCGCCAAGTGCTGGTACAGCATGCGCACGCCGCTCGGGCCCCGGCGGGCTATGCTCTTCGCGAAGGCGCCGGCCGCGACTCTGTCGCCCGATTGGTCCACCACGCCGAACAGGCTGGCGTATCCCTCGACGATCCCTTGCGCATCCGCCTCGATCCGCGCGCCGACAGGCTTCAACTCGAACGCGGTCGCGCCCGCGCGCTTACGCGCCGGTGGGTGCAGCATGGCGATGTCCTTCGATCTATTTCCGCTCGTCCGGACGCGCGCCGATGCGATCCAACTTGCCTTCAATGCGCGCGAGGCTTTCCGCTACAGCGGTCAGCCGCTCTTCCACACGCACGGTGCGGTCGTTCAACGCCGAATTGCGCTCGACTTGGCGCTCCAAATGGACGAAGCGCTCATGCGCCTCGCCCGCCCAAACCAGCGCGACGCCGGTCTGCGCGAGCAACGTCAGCATCAGCACCACCGGCACGCGCCGGTCGATTTGCCATTTCGGTTCGGACATGGATCAAGTCTCCAGCTTCCCATATCCGACCGCCGCGCGTTTTTCGTCCGTGGTCAGATAATCCGCCGCGCCGACACGGCTCCACAGCGCCTCGCGTTCCGCGTTCAACGCGTCGACCGCGTCCGCGTCGTAGCTCAGCCGCAAACTGGATCCGAATCGAGGCCGCAACCAATTCGTCAGCGCCTGCGCCGTCCGCGCCACAAGGGGCAGCGCCGTTTGCCGCCAGAACGCCAAATTCGCCTCGCGATAATTGTTGTAGGTCGCGTCGCCGGGGATCCCCAGCAGCATCGGCGGCACGCCAAAAGCCAGCGCGATTTCGCGCGCGGCGGCATAGCGCACGCCGCTCAAATCCATTTCCTCCGGCGACAGAGACAGCGGCCGCCACTCCAG